CTTTAACTTCATTGCTTTTAACGCGTCCGTAATGGTATCCGCTGAATAATTAATTACAGTCTCGCCCGCTTTCGGCTTAGGTAACAGCGCGGGCGCAAAATGCGAATAAGTCCATGCAAGGCCCCGTTTAGGCACTGCTTTTCTAATCGCCTGCAAATAATCGGCGTCAATTTCCTGCGCGCCTGCGCTGGCCTGCGGATGCAATGCACATGTGCGCGGACAGGTTCCGTATGTGTTAATTTTACCTGCGCGATAAGTAACTGCTATCGGGCCGGTTTTTTTATTGCTGGAAATTGCGACAGTTTTTAGCATGTCTTTCTCCTGTATAGATTAGCGGATTAATTCCGCGCAGTAATTATATAAGTAATTTCCTAGAAAACACAATAGACCAATGTAAAAAAAACGGCCCTATAAGGGCCGCTGTTACTTATTTCTGGTTTTGTGCCCAGACCATGGCCGCTACAATCGAATCGGCCAGCCTTTCGCGTTGTTCGTCGATCCAATCATCGCTATAGTTCTCGAAGGGTTCCCATGGTAAATCAACGTCCGAATAAAAATGTGCCCATGCCGCCGCTTCTGCGTGCTTGCGTATTTCCGGATTAATTTTCATTTTTAACCCCAGTGAATTTCAACGCGGGCGTTTTGCTCAAGCTTGCGCCTGATCTGGCTCTCAAGCGTTTCATCTAAAATTCGATTAATTAGCCTTTCGCCCTCGTCCGCCATTACGGTTTCAATTTTCTCTTCGGCCAAATCTTCGATTTGCTCCCAAATTTCGTCTTTGTTATCGCTGATGCTAAAGTAATCCGCAAAGAAAAACTTGTCTGCCATATAGTTTTCAATTTCCGCTGTAATTCTGGCCTTCACTTCACGCTTGATTATTTCTTCCATTGGCTGCAGGAAATCGTCGCTGTTAATCACTGGCACCGCTGGTGCTACTGGCAGGCCCATTTTAACGATTGCTGTTGCAATATCACGCACTAAGGCCGCATAAAAGCCGGTTGACGTGTCGGGGGTAAACGTTGAATTTTCAATCATTTCTTTCTCCTGTATAGTCCGGCCCTCGCCGGATAAATCAAACACTAAATTAATAAATTCTATCTGTCAACTATTTTCCGTTAAAGATAGAACTTAAAAAAACCATTATTGAAACTTGTTTAATAGCATGTTTTAAGTCATTTTTAGCTTGTTCCTGCTTCTTTTGCTGGCTTTCCTCGTTTTCTTTCTCTCCTTTGTACTGATTTTGCTTTCGTTGTCGTCGCATTGAGTGTCTATATCTAGTCATAGCACTTCCAGACGGTCAATATCTTCCTGCATAAGCAATTCATACAACGCGGCCTTTATTGCGTAGTTATAGATTGTGGTTAACGTCTTTTCAATATCCTCTTCGTAATAATCAGATGCAGACAATGTAGCGCCTTGCATCGCGACTTTTAACGTTTCCTTTACTTGCGACGTAATTAAACTATGTAATTGAGACATGTTTTCTCCTGTATAAAAAAAGCTGGAATATCCAGCAGGCACTACGTTAACCCATCTTTAAAAATTCCGTCAAGTATTTTTTCAACGTCATTCCAATCAACCGCCGCCAGCGGCCAGCTACCTATCGGCGGACACAGAACGCCTTTGTCGAAAATGTCTTTTGCCTGCGCTCCCGTGTACAGCAGCAATTGCTTTGGGGCCGTAGTAGACCATTGCTCAACCAAAATAAACGTCGGGCATTTCATTGCCGCATGCTTTAGGTGAAAACTGTACTGGTGCGGACTAAGGTTTATTTTCCGGCCCCTAGTAACTACTTTTAATTCCACCATTACAAAATTACCACTGGGGCAGGCAACTAAACAATCAGGTATTCCCAGATTTACCCGTGTCTCTATCCTTGTCAGATGATGCGTTGTTAAGCTTTTCCGCAATCTCTCGTAAAGCTTTTGTTCGTTTTTTAGTGGCATGTCCCGTTCCTAAGTCTGAATCAGTCAGCAGTAAACCTGCGTCAAATTTAGCATCGGGTTCCATGTCTATAGAATCTCCCACGACTTTTGCATCCATCTCCAAAATAGCTGTAGGGGGCGGCCCACCGTACAGTTTTTTGATGTCTTCCAGTTTCCGCATTACTTCTTCCTTACTCATGGAATCAATAGTGCCTATCCTGAGTTCCTTCCGTTCCACATAAATCGTCCCCAGTGCCTGCCCACGGCGATACTCAGCCTGTACAGCAGCAGACCACGCGCCCGCTTCCATGGCCTTGTCACGTATCTTTTGCAAGTCCCGCATGTGCCGCTCGAACGACGTGCCGTATTTCTCCGCCAGTTCGGCCCGTAGCTCGTTAATAGCCGCGACAACGTGCGGAGCCCTTGCTGGATCAATTAAACGCTTGATCACGTCCTTGGCAGAGTTCGGTGTATACCCAGCCCTAATAGCGGCTTCTGTGCGCGTCATGGTGCCGTCTCGCGTCACGTACTCCTGCACAAAGGCCCATTCCTTCGGCGTGAGCATTACTTCCCTGCCCTTACGATCATGCCTTGGCGCATTGGCTACCCTCTCCAGCACGTCTTTTGCCAAGCTGGGCATGGGTTCCACCTTCCGTGTTTCGTTCTGTCGCTTAGTCAACCTATTCTCCTTACAATCCAAACCCCGTCCACGCCTAAAGGCTGGCGGACCGTGAAGCTTCGTTCTGGGTACCTGCGATGAAACGACTGAATAGCCGATCTCACCAACTTAACCGAACTCAAGCTCTCAATTACAAAAAAGTCATTAATGATCATCTTTTTAAACGGATATCGCGTTCGCCCAGCTGAAGTCAAACTCAGTCCATGCCTGCGTGGTTTGATCGAATTAGTATACAAGTAAATCTGGCTTTCTTCGTCTTTCTTCATTCCTTCCCCTTCCCCGTCTCTTTTTCTACCCTCTCAAAAGAGTATATCAATAAATTCACCCAAACCGTTCCCCTCTTTATACAACTCCTGTCAGAAAAAAAAAAAAAAAAAAAAAAAAAATTTCCTCGCGCGCGCTCCCTGTAAGATTTACTAACTGCTCATTTCACTGCACACTTCTCACTATAACAACTGTAATATCAAACCCGCATAAACACTAGCTCCTTTCACCATTTCACTTCAATGTATACTCTCGCACTGATTTTTTTTTTTCATTTTTTTCTATCAGGAGTTGTATATATACCCCCCTCCGCGTTGAAATGACTTCTCATTAGCAAAATAGAAACGTAATGTCTCTCCAGTATTTATCCCCGGTCCTTGGCCCTCGATCCACCCCCAAATCACCCCCCAAAATCACCCAAAAAGCCCCCTTTTTCTGCCTATTTTTTAAGCAAAAGAGTATATAACGTTTTCATACCATTCCAACAACATTCCACCCATAAAAAAGGCCCCAATCGTTGTGAAAGGGGCCGAAGAACATCTAAGCGAGAGGGTCCCACGGGACCCAAATCCATTAGATAGCCTCTATTACATTTTGTCAATGTCCTTTTTTGCAAAATGCTTGTTGGGCCTTGCGCAGGTCTTCTGTAATCCCTGTCGTCCACCACTGCACACACGCCCCGTCAGCTATCTTCTGCTTCTGGGATATCTCTACGCCGCGTCTGAGGCCCTCTGCGTAGCTTTTATTGGACGCCAGCCCGCACAGTGTCCATCCCGCAGCGAAAGCCACGGCAGAAAACAAGATGATGCTTGTTACGTGTCTCATAGGTAGTCCTCCTTGGGCGATTGTTTTATCAACTCCCTAATCTCTTCAATAGTCAAGAACGTCATATCGTAGATATGGAGGATCATGCTGGCGGTAATGCTCTCTGGGCTGTTGCGCATACGGGAGACAGAACTTCCCGACACTTCTAACCACTCCGCCAGCTCGTGATCGTCTTTCGCCTTGGACAGTGACATAAGCTTGTCTACTAGGGGGCTGGAATATCGTTGCATAGGCTTATAGATCGCTTTCTTACTGGTCTTTGAGTAAACGATAAAGAATGAGCATCATCAAGAACATAAGTACTCCCATGCCCACAAGAAGGCCCCCTACGAACATTAGGAATGAGTAGGCTTCCATGCTAATTACCATGTCGCTTCCTTCTTTGGCTCGAGCGCCCAGCGGTAGCTAGGGGCACAGCTCACTTCAATGACCACGGGGGACGATTGATTAGCCACCTTGCGCTTGGACGTGATCAGGAAGGCTTGGAGATTGTTTGACTCGCACTCACGAATAGCCATGATGATCTCTGTTCTGGACATGGGCATAACTTCTCTGTCCGTGATCAACTGGCTGTTGGGCATGGAATACGGGTCAACTGTAGAGCATGCAGCGAGGGACAGTACAGCGGGGATAAGTAGGTATTTCATAGTTTCTCCTTTATGGGTACAGCAAAATCACTCTTCGTCGGCTTCTTCAATCTTGCCAGCGCGGATTAGGCAGGCACGGGCGAAGACTTTTGCGGCGTCGAGTGTCATGAATTCCCGATCTTCGTAGGAATAGGTTTTTTCGGGCGTGTTGTAGCGCACACGGGCGATGATCTCCCCACTGGGAGCGACATAGGCGTGGCTCTCGTACGCTAGTTCCGTCCAAAAGTAGTCGTCGTAGATCATGGGCGGTGTTCCTGTATTTCCGGACATAGAAACTCGATTCGTTGCACGGGCCACTTAGTCGCTTTGTGAACCTTCAGTACGAAATAGGCGCTTGGGCCGTTATTCCCGATGCGTACTTTACTGATCGCGCTGGGGGGCAGGTCGAGGAATTCTGACAATTCTTTGTCAGAATCGAGCTTAAAGGTCCTTTTTAGGGAGTCTAAAAGCTTGTGCGGCTCTGTGACGGGCTTGGTCATTGGAGTGTCCCTTTGTGGTGGTGTAGGTGTTTAACGTCGCTTAGTGCGTGAAGCAGTCCTTCTACGGTGATGCGGATAACGTCTTCTTGTGTTTCGAAGTTATCCATGCCTTTCAGTGCGTCCATGACGTGGGCCAGCATCAAGATCAGTGACCCGTGGGCCACGGCGATATGCTCTCCGTCCAAGAGGTCGTCTAACGTCCCTGCGACGCGCATAACTTCTATAAATAGGTTGTCTGAGTCGTTCACGGGTGTCTTATTGAGGTCCATTATTTTCTTGTTCTAGGTCTAGCCACGGCAGACGATTTTTTAAGTGATCGTCCCTGACCCACCGTCCGACGAAGGTCATGCCGCCGAATGATCCGGAGAGCACGGCGTAGGTCACGCCGTCAATGACCACATAGTCACGGACCATGGTACCGATGCGGCGGAAGTCTTCTTCGTGGTCTTCAGTCATGTGGTGTAATCTCCGGCCCGTCTAAAAGGTATTTAAGCTCTTCGTCCGTTGGTGGGGCGGCTAATTTAGCTTTCATCAGGATGTAGGTACTTCTTGGAAGGCCTAACCTGTCAGCTAATTTGAGTTCTTGTGCAGTCACATAAAACTCCGCCACGGGTTTGCCGTATTTCTTGACAGTAATTCGTTTATTTCTCACTGTTCTTTTCCTTCAGCTTGGCTTCTATGGCGCGTTCGTAACCTACCTTCACCGCTCCGTCTGCGTAGTGATATTCCAAACGTATGTCTTCTATCTCTTCATTAGTCAGTCCAACCCATTCTTTTTTTGGCGGTGTGGTGTACAGCGGGACTTTATCCATCTTCACTACTGTCGGCGTTTCCCATCGCGTAGGTTTTGCCCATGACAGATTGCGTGTTTCAACATCGATGTACGCTACTGGCTCACTCATCGTGTTGCCCCCTTGAGCATCGCTAACCCAGCAAAGAAATCTATTAGCTCATCATTCATATTTAATCTCCCTCGCTTTCATCATTGCATCCGCAAGCGCGTACGACATGTCTGCAATTTCCTCTGTGTCGTCAAGTGCCCATCTCCATGCATCAGTGGAGCCCTCAATCCCTCCTAACTCAATCGTGTAATTACGCTCCAACTGCTTTACCACTATCTCCATAGCCTTAGCCGCAAAGTAGTCCCGCAACTCCATACCTTCAAATCTGTTACCCGGAAATGCTTTCATCATATTTTCCTTTGACAAGTAAACGCTTGAGACGAGACACGGAAGGCTTGTGCAAATTTGCAGTCGGACGTGATCCGTGATTCGGCGTCCGTGGCTCCTATAAATAGACCAAGGCAAAAGGCAGCAAGCGGCCAGAAGGCGTAGGTCCATACCACTTTGATCCATGGCACAACCAAGCTAATATCGAAGAAGTTTTCTTTGCTCACGTGTCTTTTCCTTTTAATGCTTCAAGTTCTTTTTTAAGTTTCGATATCTCTTCGGACAACGCAGCCCAGCGCATTTTATATAAGCCGGACTCGTCGATAATGTCGGCAGCAGTACGTAGCACCGAAGAAATAGAATCGCAATCATGGCGCTCGACGTGCTCAGACATGTCGCGTAATAGCTCAGTAAATCTCACAGTGTTCCCCTAAAAAGATTGAGTACTCTGACATACACGGGAGAGCGTACTTTAGTGGCCTTGATCTGACGAAGGTAGTCGTTACCATCTCTTGCTTCGCCGGTAGCGATATACAATTCTTTTCGTAAGCACTGAATCTCACGAACAGCTCTATCGCGTTGCTTACGATAACGCTCTGAGAGTTTCTTCCAATGCTCGATGGTGTTAGGGTTGCTATGCTTCATGATAGTTTCTTCTGCCATTCCAGCACCTTGTAATAGTTATTTACAAACTCAGGAGTGAGGATATCGTCCTCAAGATTAATAATATCTGAGTCGGATAGGGCACTAAGAATATTTACCCGACGGGGTTTATCCTGTGCTGTCTTGATCGTGATGAACACGCCAGTGATGTCCACGGCTAAAGGCAATGCGACATCGGGCAATGTCTCTGGTGGCTGCAAGATAAATTCAACATCAACTTCCATGAAAAGTCGTGTTTGATGGGTCAATCGCATTTGTTCCATTAACTTTCTCCTTTCTCGTCTTCTTCAAGCTTTAGTAGCGTTTTTTTAAATGCTGCATCAATTAACTTGTGGACTATGTCCATCATGCTTGTTTCGTAGTACCCAGCTAGTTCCTTGACCATGGCATGCGTTAAAGGCCGGATAAGCATAGGTTTATAAGGCGTTTTACGCTCGCTGGGCGGTGTTCCGCGATACACGCGTGGCTTCCCACGCTTTTTGGGCCTGCCCCGCTTCTTAGGACGCTTGTAGCGGGGACCATGAGCACCATCAGCCATATTTCTCCTTTCTGTTCTGCGTAGTATACATCAATCCTGCAAAGATCAAAGCTTTTTATGTAGCTTCGCCCCACGATTGACCAAGGTCTACATCTACGCGGCTGGGGACCTCTAGTCGGACGGCGTTTTGCATGACTTCGGCAGCGGCCAGCGCCTCTTCTTTGTTCTTGACCGACAGTGCAATCTCGTCGTGCACCTGCAAAAGAAGGTTAAACCCAGCCTTGGACAGTGCAACCATGGCAGCTTTGGTCTGATCAGCGGCAGAGCCCTGTATTAGGCGGTTCAAGCCCTTATACGTCCACGCCCGCTTGATCCTTGGTCCGTATTCAATGCGCGCTTGCTCGAACGGCAGCGCCTTGTTCACGCCCCATTCCATCGGCTCCCAGAGCGGGAAGCGGCATTTGCGCCCCAGTAGCGTCCGAATAGCACCACCGCTGGCGGGATGCTCGATACGTTTCATGACGGCGTCCACTGTTCCGCGAAGGAACGGCACCTTTTGGTGGAAGAGGGACATAAGCTCAGAGGCTTCTTCTATTGAAATGTCCAGCTGACCAGCTAGTTTGCCCTTTCCCATGCCGTACATCAGTCCTAGGCCGATGGTTTTGGCTTGCTTGCGGCCAATTCCTGCCATGTCGGCCACCATCTGATGGAAGTCTGTGTCTGGGTTGCTGTTGTATGCGCCCACGATCTTGTCAGCGCCGGACAGCTCGAGAAGATTGGCGTAGTGGATCAGGAGCCGTGGTTCTTGAGAACTGAAGTCACACGCTGCCCACATGTCCCCTTCTTCTGGAAGGAAGAGAGAGCGCACCAGCGGGCCGATAATTTCATGGCGGGCAGGTACTTGCTGTAGGTTTGGGTTAGCCATGGAGAGCCGTCCTGTGACCGTCCCACCATCGTCAGAGCGTAGCTGGTTCACGTGTGGGTGAATGCGTCCATCCCTAGCAGAGAAGTCTAGGTAGGGCGATAAGAACGTTCCGTGCGTCTTGTTGATCTCACGGGCCTCTACGATCATCTTTGCCACTGGGTGATCACAAGAGTCAAGGAAGGACTTGGTAAAGCTAGGGAGGCCGGTATTACTCTTTGGATAGGGAACCTTTAGATTGTCAAACCCCAAGGCAATAGACGCCGCCGCCCAGATATCCACAGGACTGTCGCACATACTGCGAATGTCTTTGATGAGGCTTATTTCTCTCTTCCGGTAGTCGGAGATAACACGTTTAGCTTTATCTCTGTCGAAGCGTATTCCTTTGAGGGTAAGAGATACCAAGACGGGAAGTAGCTCTGACTCCAGCGTAAAGATGGACGAGACTTCGTCTTTAATAAGTAGAGGTTTGAAACACTGCCAGAGCTTGAGCGTAAGGGCGGCATCTTGTTCGGCGTATGCGCCCACGTAGAGGGCCGGAAGCTTCCAGAGTTCTTTCTTTGCATGAACGCCAAAGTCCCCAGCTGCTTCTTTAAGACCTTGTTCTGATTTTGTCTCTTTAAGGTAGTCGAAGCCAAGCGCATTGAGGCTGTA